AATGACAAAAAAGATTAAGATAAGCGAACTATTCTATAGTATTCAGGGTGAAGGCCGCTACATGGGTGTGCCTTCCGTGTTTTTAAGAACGTTCGGTTGTAACTTTACATGTGATGGCTTTGGTATGCCTAAAGGAGAAAAGAGTAATGAACGACACAGTATTGCAAGCAATAGTAAGGGGTTTAAGCAGTATAGAGATTTACCTCTTGTTAATTCCGGTTGCGATTCTTATGCTAGTTGGGATCCTAGGTTCAAACATCTTTCGCCGTTTCTTACAACGGATAGTATCGCAGAAGCAATCATTGAAACACTCCCATACAAAGAGTGGCGTGACGAACACTTAGTAATTACAGGTGGTGAACCTCTATTAGGTTGGCAACGTAGTTACCCTGCATTACTAGCACATCCATTGATGCATGGTCTCAAAGAGATTACGTTTGAAACTAATGGTACGCAGAAACTTAGTGCAGAACTAATTGACTACTTGACTATGTGGCAGTGGGCTAAGATGGGCCGTGAAATCACATTCAGCGTTAGTGCTAAGTTGAGTGTTAGTGGTGAAAAGCGTGAGAAAGCAATCAAGCCCGAAGTCATTTGTCAATATGAACAAGTTGGTCATGCATACTTAAAGTTTGTTATTGCTAGTGAAGAAGATGGTCAAGAAGTATTAGAAGTTTCAAAACTATATCGTGATGCAGGGTTTACTGGTCCAATATATGTAATGCCACTCGGTGGCGTTGAAAGTGTTTACAAGATGAACAATCGTAATGTCGCAGACTTTGCTATGAAGCATGGTCTACGTTATAGCGATAGGCTTCAAGTTCCATTGTTCAAAAATGAATGGGGTACTTAAGGTATAACCATGTTTGGTGCATCATATCGTAATAGTGATGAACTAAATGACAAGACATGGTTAGAGAGGGCAACAATAGAATTAAAATTGTCTATTTGGCCCCGTAGGTGTTGTATCACTGGTAGACTGCTAATGTTTAATTATGCGTATCGTGCTACTAGATGTTACACTGGTCCTGGCGAACCTGTCTATGAAGATAGATGGTATCATAGGGACGAATTTTTAATTTCACGTTTGAGAGGAACGTTATAATGGCAACTTGGAGTGTTAAACCCACTTGGAAGAAATCAATTATTGAGCGCAACTATCTTACCAAAGATGGTAATACAGTTATGGTGGAAACTGGCTGGCGCTGGGGAGAGTTCACAGTTGAAACTGAGGATGACAATCCTCCTAATATTGAAGCAGGTGTAGATATCTATGACTGCGGATATGAAAGTGAGTTAGTTGAAACTGATGATGGGTGCTGGGAAGAACATGACTTTGATGATTGTGATGATGAAACACAAGAATGGTTAGAAGAATTCTTTGAAGAAGGTAATAGTTGGCTTGATCTTGAGGAACATGGTTGGATGCAAGATGAATGCGAGATGATTATCGACTGTGACTTGATCATTGAACGTCTTGACGATGAAGGTAACCCAACAGGTGAAATCATCAATACAGGTGGCGAAGATGAAGAGCCTAAAGAAGCAATGAAACTGGAACCCAATGCATCATGGCCCTTCCCTATGGCGAGGCCTGTAGAGCCTACAGAGAATGCACAATTCAAATGCGAATCCTGCGATTTCACTACAGAAGATATTAATGATTTAGCAGAGAATCCAAACGATGATGACAAGGGTGCGTTTGTATGTCCTATTTGCGGTGGTAAAGTAGATTTAGAATGAAAACATACACTAAACGCATTGCATTTCTAATTAGCAGTCAGCACTTTATTCCTCATGGGGGTATCGGAAGTTTCTGTAAAAGTTTTACAGAAATGTGCGGTCGTCTAAATTGGAAAGTAGATATAATCTTAGATAAGGCGCCGGCAGGAACTTTTGATAAGGTTGTTGAAAGTTCAGGTGCAAATTTAATTTGGCCACTAGAACCATTGCGCTATAGTGAACATACTGCTACCTTTGCGTTTAGTGACACTATCAACTTTGAGAAGATTATTAATTTCCGTAAGGCATTATTAGAAGCGTTTGAAGAAAACATCTATGATATGATTGTATGTAATACGCAAGAAGCAATGACTGCGGCTTATGCTATGACAGTTAATAAGTATATTCCTGTAGTATTCTATACACACTTACACAGCATGATCTTCCGTGACAGCCAAGGAAGTGATGTATTCCTTGATAGTTATCATAATTTTTATAACAAGCACATGGAATTTACTGATATTATTATCGGTACACAAACACAAAAGAATATTGATGAATTGACAAAATACGGTGCAACTAATTGCAGATTGCTACCTATGCCCATGAGTGAACGTGGTCTATTAGAGCGTTACACAGATAAGCGTGAAGGCGTATTGTTTATTGGTCGTTGGGAAGAAGGCAAGAACCCAGAAGCATATATTCGTGTAATGAAAGAATCTGGTCTACCATGCCGTGTAATGACTAATGAAAGTGGTAGAAAGAAGTTTGAGAAAGCATTTGCAGACGCAGGCATCACTAACTATACTATCAAAGCAGGCATCACTGGACAAGACAAAGTTGACTTCATTAGACAATCAGACGTTTTCTTTATGCCAAGTTTGCGTGAGAACTATCCATTCGCTTTCTTAGAATGTCTGGGTCATATGCCATGCGTTGTGTTAGATAGTCAAGATTGGAGTGACAATTTTGACAGTCAATACTTTCACAAAGTGAATATAAAGGACGCAAGTGAATTGATCAAAACAATTTACGGTGATGATCAATTAACAACAGCATTAGATTATGTTAAGAATTTAGACGATGCAGTTGCTAAAAAGTGGGTTGATTTCTTAGACGATTTTGTAGGCAAAAAAAGCAATAACAATGCGGCTAAGGTAAATACACATGAAACGGTGCGTTATAGAGACTATATCAAAGAACTAGAACGTACTCATTTGGCACGTGAAGATTTTGAATCTGTGTTATCTAATAAGCATAAGTTTAGAGTTATCTATACTGATGAAGATACATATCTTACAAAAGATTCATCGTTTGAACCTAAGGAAAAAGAGGAATTGTTTCAATGGTAAAGAAAGTATTAGTTACAGGATGTTCGGGCTACATAGGTAGTCACCTGTGTAAATTATTAGAAAATGAATATGAAGTGCATGGTCTTGATGTTAGACCGCCTCAACATCCTGTATCAAAATTTATTGAACAGGATATTAATCGTATTTTTAATATTGAAGATGAGTACGATTGTGTAATTCATTTAGCCGCATTAGTCAATGTAGGTGAGAGTGAGCGAGTACCTATTCCATACTATATTACTAACTTGAATGGCACAATGAATGTTGTCAATAAGATTAAGACAAAGAACTTTGTATTTGCTAGTACTGGTGCTGCCGAACATTGTGAAAGTGCATATGGAATTAGTAAACGTGCCGCAGAAGATGTAGTACGAGATTATTTTACCAATCATAAGCCTACACCATACACTATCTTTAGATTTTATAATGTCATTGGTACGTCAGGTTATGCACCGACTAACCCAGACGGGTTGATGTACAATCTAATGTTGACTGATGAAACTAGACAGTTTACTATCTATGGAAATGATTATGAAACCCCAGATGGTACTTGCATTCGTGATTACGTACACGTAGATGAAATCTGTCATGCATTAAAGATGGCAATCGAACAATCAAGTAGCAAGATTGAATGTTTAGGACATGGTGTAGGACACAGTGTTGCTGAAATGTTTGATATTTTTGAGCGTGTAAACCAAGATTACCTTTATCGCAACAACGGTGATGCAATCTTAAAGAAGATTGGACCCCGTAGAAAAGGGGACATACCTCATAGCGTACTAGAAGATGTGTCCCCTTATATGAAGAATTTGTATTCTATCGAAGAACTATTAAAGATTTAGTGCATCAATAGGAAACTGTTAAGAATGTCTGAGCGATTGGCGCCATCGTCGCCATCGCCGGGCATTACAATAACGTTATACTTGTTGGCTTCTTTACCAACTGGCATATCCATCATTTGATCATAAGTCAAAATTGTCTCAGGCTTAACGCTATACTTTGCGGCTAGACGTTGTTTGAATGCATCTAGGTCTTGCTTAGTCTTAAACTGCATACGACCTTTCTCATCCTTAACTAACTTAGCACCATCTTTAGCGATCAAGTCAGTGAATAGTTCACGTGGAACAACACGACTGTTCTTAGTCTTTTGGAAGTCAATCTTCTTTTCTTCACTACCCTTAGCACCCATTGAGTAATTCATTTTGAAGTTACTTGGGCGGTCTGCTTGCGCAACACTTGCTAGTTTAGTGTAAGCATAGAAATCAACGTCAGGGTGTCTCTTAGCAAGAGCATAAGCCTTGTCTAGATATTCAGGACTAAAGAAGTCACCGGCATCGTGCCAGCGAATAACTACCTTAGTACCCTTCTTACCATATGAACGTTCTGCCTTTGAAATTTCTGCATCAAGTTGTGCCATAAATCCATCTGGATCATTGTACAACCAGTTCAATAAGCGTGACTGTCCTAAGGATACGCTCTTCCACTGAACATAGCCGCCCTTCATAGCATAGCAATATGTCTTACATGCGCCGGCACCTGGGCATGTGTTAATAATGACAAACTCACCCTTGTCCTCATCAACAGCAAGACCAGTTAAAGCAGGTAGCCCTACATTGTAGAAGATACTTGAAGTACCGTCGCTATGTTGCATCTTTTCATTCTGCTTTAGAATCTTTGGAGGACGAGTTGTAATTTCTTTCATCAGAGCATCAGAGTCATACTTCTTGCCCTTTTCGTCTACAACAGGGATATTGCTCTTGTGGATGTAGGGCATCTTGTACTTGTCAGTCTTTTCCTTCGCTCTATTAACAGTGCGGTCCAAATAACCTTGAAGTTCATCACCCTTAAAAGGACGAGCAGAAACGCCACCTAGTTTGGCTTCGGCCATGTCTTCTTCTGGCTCGACCCCATTCTTTTCCAAAAATTGGTCAAGAGTCATGACCTGCATGTTGCCCGAAAATTTATCTTCTTCCTTGACAAAATGTGAATTCTCTGTTATGATGTTTAAAATATTTCTAATATCCATTGTAGTTCCCAGTCTTATGTGTGTATTTATCTATTTTTCTCAATGACCATGTAGTAACTATCATCGCTTGAGTGTAGAGTTTTCACACGAAATCCATTTTGTACAATAATAGGTGCTAGCCTATGGTAGTGTATACCAACTTCAAATAGTTTGTTATTTTGTATTCTTTTATAATAAGTTTCACAAAGCAAAACTATGCCATCATCAGTCAGATAATTGGATATTTCTTGGAAAAAGTTTCTGTGTATTTTCAAATCAATGTCTAATGTTCTACGGCAACAATCTTCTAATTCATGTTCCGGATATACTTTTTCAGTATAATGGGGCGGGTTACCCACAATTAAATCATACTTTTTAGATGGTAATTGTTCGATCCTATCAGCCAATATACAATTTATGTTGTACGATAAATTATTCTTATGAATCGTTTCTTTAATATTATCTAAAGCAGGGGCATGTAAATCCATGAAGTCCATTTCATTACATTTTTGTCTTGCTAATAATTCAAACCCAATAAACCCGGGTCCGCTACACCACTCTAGTGCTTTGTTAAATTTTCTATTTGGGTATATTTTTTCAAGTATATCCAAAAAGTCAACAAACATCCAAGTTCCGCCGCCGTCTAGTTCCTTAGGATATTCGATAGTTATGCTATCTCCTCCCGTTTTATAGGTTCTAAACTCAGCCATAAATTAAACTTGACATCTATTTCTTTCTGTGCTATATTTATCATCATGACTACTACTAATCACAATATCAAGCGTATTGGTTTCGCATGCAAATGGGCTGAAATCAATAAGAAGGGCGAAATCGCTAGTACCGAGGGTCTTAACACCGGCGGTACTACTTATGCGTGGGCAAAGCGTCAAACGTCAAGACAGATTGTTGAGGACAAAATGATTGACGTAGCCAAGCGCAACATCCTTAACACACATGCATTAGTGAAGAAGGTAGCAGAACTTCCTCCTGAACTACGTATGTTGCGTATCACCAGTGATATGCTAAGTTTCTATACGATGGACGAATACAAGCCATTTTGGCAGCAACAGGATGTGCAGGACAGTCTTGCACGTTGGTTTGCTCCTATCGGTGAGACTGCACGTGCTAACGATGTTCGCTTATCATTTCACCCTGATCAATTCGTTGTACTCGCTAGCGACCGTGAAGAGGTAGTAAATAAGAGTATAGAGGAGTTTGAATATCATGTCGATATGGCCCGTTGGATGGGGTACGGTAAACAATTTCAGGACATCAAGATCAATGTCCACATCAGTGGTCGCCAAGGCCCCGACGGTATCAAAAGAGTTATGTCAAGACTCAGCCCCGAAGCACGAAATGCCATCACAATCGAAAACGAAGAAATGTCGTGGGGACTCGACAGCACCCTCGAACTCGCAAACGATCTCGCTTTGGTGCTAGACATTCATCATCATTGGATCAAGACTGGAGAATACATTGAAAAAAATGACCCCCGTATTAGCATGGTTATTGATAGTTGGCGCGGTGTGCGCCCTGTCATACACTATAGTGTTTCAAGAGAAGAGCATCTACCTGATGCCTGCACTGTCAGTCGTCCCTGCTTGACAACACTATTAGAATCTGGCCATAACAAACAGAAACTAAGGGCACACAGCGATTACTATTGGAATAATGCTGTAAATGATTGGGCTATGACTCACAATGACTGGGCCGATATTATGTGCGAGAGCAAAGCAAAAAATCTTGCAAGTTTCCAGTTGTACGATACATATATAAAGAAGGTGAATAATGTTTGATAAACTAAAAAACTTATTGTTTCCTGCTAGTGAAACACAAATAGAACAACCCAAGGTAGAGGAACCTAAAAAGGAATCTAAGCCTCGCAAGCCCAAGGTTGAACTAACTGAAAAGGAAAAGGCAACAGCAGAGGGTGAACCATACGTTGCTATTACTAAAGTTGAGATTGATCCTGCTGATATCAATAACGGATCATTTGATCTAGATTGGAATGACAAGTTTGTTGCTAATCTGATTAAGCAAGGTTACAAGATCCGTGCCGATGATACAGATGCCCAAATCGTAGATCGTTGGTTCCAAACCGTATGTCGTAACATTGCCCTTGAGATTTATGAGCAAGAGCAGGCCGACCCCTCAAAGCGCAACGATATCAGAATTGTACAACAGCGAGATATTGGTAATGGTAGAACAGAAGTAAGTTAATTTTACCAAAACTTGTGTTTGGGCTTGACTTTTAATCAAAATAGTAGTATATTTAACATATGAACTACGCACTTATTGACACAGCAAACACATTCTTTCGTGCCCGACATGTGGCTTCACGTAACAGTGACACATGGGAAAAGATCGGCATGGCCCTTCATCTTACACTAGCAAGTGTGAATCAAGTTGTACGCAAGTATGGCATTGATCACGTTGTATTTTGTCTTGAGGGCCGCAGTTGGCGCAAAGAATTTTATAAGCCATACAAGGCTAATCGTGCCGTTGCTAATCAGTCATTGACTGAAGCAGAGGAAGAAGAAAACAAAATGTTTTGGGAAACGTATGAAGTGTTCACAACATTTCTACGTGAGAAGACCAATTGCAGTGTATTGCGACATGAGAATGCTGAGGCAGATGATATCATCGCACGTTTCATTCACATGCACCCCGATGATACCCATTATATCATTTCAAGCGACACCGATTTTGCACAGTTAATTAATGAAAACGTACATCAGTATAATGGTGTTAGTAATCAACTAATCAAACTTGACGGCTATTATGATGATAAGGGTAGGCTTATCATCGACAAGAAAACTAAAGAACCTAAACTACTAGGTGACCCCGCATTCATTCTATTTGAGAAGTGCATGCGTGGTGACAGTACTGACAATGTGTTCAGTGCATACCCCGGTGTTCGTACTAAGGGCAGTAAGAATAAGGTTGGTCTTATCGAAGCCTATGCTGACCGCACTAAGCAGGGCTTTAATTGGAATAACATGATGCTACAGCGTTGGGTTGACCATGACGGTGTTGAGCATCGGGTCAAGGACGACTATGAGCGTAATCGTATTCTAATTGATTTAGCCGCACAACCCGATGATATCAAGGTTAAGGTTGATGAGCGTATTAAATCAGAAGTACGAACAGTAACCACACCTCAAGTGGGTGTTCATTTTATGAAATTCTGCGGTAAATATGAACTTGAAAAAATCTCTCAAAGTGCTGACACATACGCTAAATGGCTTAATACACCGTATCAAGGCAAAATACATGAGCAACGTACTTGAAAAACAAGTGTACGCAAGTATCCTTGCTGTACTGAATGACAAGAATTCCTACTATCAATCTACCGTAGGTAAGAAGGGTGAGTACAATCATTTTACCGATAGTGGTAAAGAGGCTGTATTCAACTTTATTGAAACGTTTGCTCCATTAATGTTGAAGCAACAAAACTTAGAACTTGACGAACGTGCAAAACGACTGGTTATCGAAGAACTAAAGAAATGAATATAGTTTCTAAGCCTTCACGCATTCGTACTATAAAATCTACAGATAATGATTTTATGATACAAGATGAACTTTGCGTTGCGCCTAGGGCAGGATTTGAGGTTGACAATCATTGCCCAAGGGAGTATAAACTAATCATCGCAGAGTGTATTAATGCGGGATGGCTACGTCCGGTAGCAAACGTAAAAGATCACGAATTGTTTTGGAAGGAGTTTGAACAATGAGTTACAATGAATACAAGGTCACATTAACTGGACTAAACAAGCGTCAGGTAGATATCCTAGACATGATGTGGTCATTGGATAGTGCAGAAGCATGGGATGACTGGTTCGATACTCTTGATTTAGAAACTGCACATGATGCACTTGTTTTGCGTGAAATGATCATCCTTGAAATTCATGACTGTGAAGCAGAAAAAGATTTGAGTTTGGCTAACCACCTACTAAGCAAAATTGTAAAATGAAAAAGATTTTCTATGAAAAGGTAGGGCGAAGATATAAGCCCGTCTATGAATATGATCAAACATTGATGGATGCATTTCCTAAGGGCGCACATCTTGTGTTGTGCTATCCAGGTGGTAAAAGCACACGATACAACATCAACATTGATTATGCTCCATTGATTGCCGCTGGTCGTGTTGCTGAGGATGCTGTATGTGAAGCCATTGTTAAAGCACAAGAACTAAAGCCACAGAAGCAGCCTATTACAGAACGCCAACGTGAACTATGGCGTGAGTTGGCTGCAAGTTTCAAACAAGATGAATATCCACTGATTCGCCCAGCGGCACGTGATGGTGCCGAAGCCGCTGTTAAGGCATTGATTGGTGAAGCAGAAAAACTTATGACCAATCCTTCTGTAAAGAAAGCATACGAGCATTTCTTGCTTGTGTGCGAATTGACTAAGGAACAAAGTAATGAGTGAACATAGTAAACTACTTTGTAAAAATTGTAAGCATGCCTTTGTTCCTCTAGAGCAAAGGCTAATGTCAGTTTTTGCGTTTGGTAAATTAGGTAGGTTTGACTATCGTTGTCGGCTTGCCTTTAAAGAAGATGAGAGTGAATTTAATCCCGTAACCGGAGCCGTGAAAGTAAAGCGTCACTATGAAACTTGTGCATCTACACGCATGCTTTCCGGTATATGCGGAAAAGAAGGAAAACTGTGGGCACCCAAGAACAAAAAAGATTTGTTTCTAGTGCTAACAGAAAAATGAGGAAATTATGACAGAACTTATAGCAAAACAAATTGTAAAGGATCAGTTTTGGGTTGTCACCGACGGTGAGAAAAAGGTAGGAAATATTACTGCTAATAACTCAGGCTACGGTGTACAACTCAATGGCACCTTTTTGCAATTCAAAAACACTGCGGATATTAAAAAGAACGCTAAGATTAGATTTGAACCTATCAAGTCTAATAACACTAAGGTGTCAATGCCTTATCCTGAGTATCCCACTACAGCGAAAACATATAACAGTATGTTTGATGTAAAGCGTGGATTGCATCTATATACTAAGACCAAAAAGTCTAAGTGTTATCATGCCGCAGGGTACTTTATCATCGAACAAAATGGGGACAAGACAGTTCAATTCTGTCCTAAATACATTTTCATTCAGCGTTATCCATATGCGGGTCCGTTTAAAACCGAAAATGATGCAAATATACAGATAAATAACTAATGATTCACATTAAAAGATTCATGGACAAAATGTCTATCGTAGAAGCAAAGCAGAGTAAAGATTTAGTTTTGCCTATGAGTGATGCCCGTGGTCTTAGGGATGACATTGCTAAACTATTGTCCGACCTATACGAATATGCGAATAAGAGGATAGATGAAAAAGATAATCAGGTAATTGAGGTACAGATAAAGGGTGCAGGATTCAAATGAGTAGAACACAACCAAAAGTATTGCTAGAGTATGTAGACAAGAATACATATAAATGCGATCAAATTGTAGAAGCAAGCGGTATTTGGGCTGTATTCTACGATGACCAACCCATCAACCTTAAGTCCTCGCATTATCTAACAAATGATTCTGCTCCTAAATATAAAAAGACTAGTTTCAGTAATCCCGGACATGCTAGAAATTTGTGCAGAAAATTAAACGCACAATTTAAGACAGACAAGTTTACTGTTGTCTTTATGAACTCGGGAAGAACCGTCTATCCCGATGACGTATCCAAAGACTAAATTAGAAATCACGAAAGCAATACTTTCAGAAATGCCACATACCTTGTGGCATGAAATACCCATAGATGAAGTAATGTCCAGATGGTGGATGACTGGTAGAATGTCATCTGCCATGCGCCTTAATGACGAAGGTGCCGCTGCCTTTAATCAAGCAAACATTGAATTCTATCAATTCCCACTTGGCTTATCTAAAGACAAAAAGATAACCAAACCTGAACAATTCATTTTAGAACTATCTAAAAAAATACATTGTCCTTATTACATCGGTGTAAATAAAGAAAAGAAGGAACCTCCTTATATAAGAATCTATGATCACAAAATTGCAACAATGTTGACATTGTATGGCACATTAAGAGATTACTTAGATTCACTTGACAATAGGATATAATATGTCTGACGAAAAGAAACCTAACCCATTAGCAGCCATTCTAGCCGCTAAAAAAGCAAAGCAATTAAATCACAATTCACCCCAAAATAGTAAAGGTGGAAAGATTCCAAAGCCCAGTAAAGGCTTCGGTGGCCCTGCAATGGTGAGACGTAGTGGCCGCGGCGGGTAATGAATTTAAATTCATTAGTTGGAAAACTGAATAAACGATTGCCGGGATTTGGTGTATGTGTAGAGATGAAAACTCTATATGTCACTTATCCCTTTTTAACCAAACCTAATGTAGACAACTCTCAAAAAAACATATTAACACAACACGACATAGTTATTGAAAACTTTGTTAGGTTACTTGAAGAGTATGGCTTTACCAGTCTTAAAGATTGGAACTTATATATTGATGCTAGAGAAGATTGGTGGATGCCTCATATTGAAATGCCTGAGGCATTAGAATTATTTTCTAGTATGTTCAAGGAAATCTATATATTATCCAATTCAATATTTGACAATAGTAATGTAAAATATCCAGTTGAATTCTTTCCAACATATAGTGCTAACCTATTTAATTATTATGATGACTTGCAGAAGTTATCTATTAATTTCAAAGACATTCAACTGGATAAACATTTTATAGTATTAGCAAGAAGGCCCAGTAGAAAAAGAGTATTATTTGTAAAAGAAATACTAGATAAGTTCTTTGACATTACCAGAGCCACATGCGGAAATAGATGGCCAATAAATCACAAAAATCAGTATGATCGTGTAGGATCAAATCCACGTGATGATAAAAACTTTTTATATTGGAAATATTATGACATTATCAAAACTAAAAAAGACGTATCTGTTGATGATAATGTAAATTTTGTAACTCATCGTTTACCTAGAAATGTTACGGAAATAGTTCATTACAAAGATTTGTTTCATCCATATGTTTATCCATTAACATTAGATAGCAATGTAGTTTCAATTGAACAACAGCATAAGGCTCAAGACACTAGATTTTTTTCAGCATTAGTAAATGTAGTTTGTGAAACTACCGAAGATGATCATCACCCTATTAATCTAAGTGAAAAAACCTTTAAGGCATTTGCTTGGCATCAAATACCAATTTGGCATTCTGTTAATGGCACTGTAGCAGAGGTTAAGAAATTAGGATTTGATTTGTTTGAGGATATTATTAATCATTCATATGATTCAGAACCAAACTATGATAAGAGGTTAGAATTATTGATGGTAGAGTTAGATAATTTTAAAAACAAGTACCCAACCGTCAATGATATAAACAACTTGAGACAAAACATATATCAAAGACTAGAAGCCAATAATAAACTATTATCCCAATATGTAGAATCTGAACGTGTTTTGGATATAAACAATTTGTTTAAAGCATCTAACAGGCATAAATAAATCTGTAGTTTACTACAGAACACACTTACACAGGAGAAAAACATGTTCACAACATTCGCAAACACTGCGATTGATACCATTCAATCAACAAAAAAGATCGCCGTAGAAACTTTCGTCAAGCATGACGATTTGGCAAAATCTCTCAATAGTTTCGTAGATTCCCAAACTGAATACACAAAGAAAGCAGTAGAAAACGGTTTCAATACCGCTAAGTCAGTAATGGCTGTATTTTCTGATCCTAAGTTCTTTAAGGATATCACTGCATCAGCACAAGACCAAATTAACTTTTGGTTGCCAAAGAAAGGAAAGTAATTTGTCAGGTAACGAAAAAGCGTTAGCGGCAAGCCGCATTGGGCATATTTTATTGTTAATATTCTCTGTGGGCTTACTATACTTAATCGTAACAATTTAATTACTTTAGGGAATCTATGTTAAAATCAATTATTAAAAAACTATTCAAGTCATACTCCTATGGGCGTGGTCTTGAACGCTATATTATAGCACGTAATCCACAGAACAACGGAGATGTAGAGCGTTATGCGTTTGAATATCAACAAAAATACGTTAGGAGTGGATTATGAAATATATTAAAGCAATTTGGCAGTTTTTCGTTGCGTGGGGGGAGGCTATTCATGAATACAAGAATTCAAAACAAAGCCACAATTCTTACTAATTGGTGGCCCTACACCGACGAAGAGTGGGAACAATTAAATTACCCAGAACGATTCAACAAGCCTCAAAAACCTGTTGACAACGAAGATCAAGACTAATATAATCAATCTAAAGGAGATGTACTATGAGCGATAATAAACTTCCAGGACTTCCAGAAGTCAAGTTTAATAAGAACGGATACGAACTACGCACCGATATCTTAGCAATGGCTAAGGATTTAGTTGGACAAGAGTTTCAATATAAATGGGCAGGTTGGGAAATGAGTTCTAAGCGTGACGAAAAGACCGGTCAAATGGTCAGTTCCGTTAACATGCCTGAGTTTCCCGGGCTAGACAAGATTTTAGAAACTGCTGAAAAATTATACGGTTTCGTAAATCAAAGCCAAACTAAAAAGTAAGCAATTAAGACTTACAGAGATGCCCGAGAAATCGGGCATTTCCTATTTGACTTTTAAAATTAAATATGCTACTATTTAAACTGTCATTGTAATTATGGGTGATCCATGAAAAAGTACAGTTTGTTGATAGCATTGTTTTTAGTAGGCTGCGGGGGTGGTGGAGGAAGTAACCCTACACCCCCAATAACAGTTAGTCCTACAGTACAACCAACAGCCATTGTTCCCGCATGTACTGATCCGCACAAGTCTGACTATCCACAAGCATACAATGGTTGGAGACCTATTCCTAAACCAACACAACAACTACCCAACAGTTATCAGCGTGGCATTAGTTTTAAAGACTATTACCCTGGATGGGTATATGATAATGCCAAGGGTTCAATTAAGAACTGCACCAAAGATGAGTATGTAAAATTGATGTATACTCAATCGTTAGACTTAATGAAGGCTAACGGTGTTACTATGACATGGCTTTATAATTTTGGTGCATGGAACAGTACAGGTACTACTTGGGTAGTTGACAAAGCAAATTACCATATCCCTGAACCTATTGTAGAATTTATTGTAGCAGAAGCCAAGAAGAGAAACATTGACGTTTATTATGCTTGGCAATTTACTACGTATGACACTGCTAATAATACTCTAGTAAATCTAGGTGAGCAAGTCTCTACTGAAAAACTTAATAAAATCTTAGATGCACATCAAAAGCAAGTAATTGAAATGGCTAGGTTCGCACAACGTATCGGCATTAAAGGTATTGCTGCCGACTGGAATGCAATGAACTTAGGAAACTTGCGTGATCCAACTATTAATGAAGTTTATATCAATCGTTTCAGTACAATCATTGACGATATACGCAAGAACTATTCGGGGCAGATTACTTGGGGGCAGATTGGACATATAGAAAATGATCCTAGAATCTTAGATAAGATCGATGCTGTGCATCTAAGTTTAGGTGGTTCTATTTTGTCAGAAGTAGAAAATATTAATCTATCGCCTGAGATTGTAAAGATTGCAATTGAAAAGCAAATTTACGGAATGAATCAGGCATACAACTGTATTTCACCTCATAACTGTAGGCACGTGAATAATAGAAAAGTTCCCGTGTTTTTTGAAATCAGTGTACAGAGTAGAGACAAATATTTTACACATGGTTGGGTAGAAGATGGATTTTGTGTAGAAGGTACTACTCCTGCAGGAACAAAGACAGCATGTATTCAAGATACCTACGTTACTGATTTTGCAGTACAGGCAATTGGCATTGAGGGCATTCTTAAAGCAATTATATCTCAGCAAGATTTTACAGTTAAAGGTGTAAACTTTCATACAGCATATTGGCATAGTAACACACTTGCTCCCGGTTACGAGGGTTTCCCAAACTTGTCACAGAGTATTCGTGGGAAGCCTGCTGAAAAGATTGTCAAATACTGGTTTACAGGTACTTGACAAATAATCCAAAATCTAGTATATTCAGACACATGAACGACAATGACAGAGATAGTGCCAACTACAAGGTTCTTGCAGGAATCATGCAAGAATCCGGAGTAGACGGCCTAAAATCTTGGTACCTAGATCAGCCCGAGGAACGTAAGGAATATGTCAGGGAACTATTAGGTAATTTGTCTAAGGAAATCAATAACTTACGTAGTGCTGATATAGTGAAATTTCCTCAAAAATTTCGGATAATTCCGGGAAAAAAGGCTTGACATTTAATCGTTTTGGGCATACAATACATGTATTGACACTGAGAAAACGGAGAAACGAAATGGCTACTGCAATTTACGAAGCATTGACCGAATCTGAAAAGCGTGAAGTTCGTTGCTATGGTTGCACCGAAGCACAAATGCGTGAGGCAGTTGAGCGTAGCATTACGTTCCGTTTCAGTGGTGCTGGCATGATGGCTATGAGCATCCTGAGCGATGCGCAGGAAATGATCAACACCGAGTACGGCGAGGTTGACAGTATGCGGGCTGAGGACGCCCGTCAGGCGATCAATCGTGCTAAGTGGATTATTTCTACATATTGCATGCCCCAGGCTTGACAATAAATGGGTTTGGGTATATAATACGTAGTATTGAAACTGATAAACAGGACTGACAAATGAACTGCAATGTGACTCTGACTGCTGACGAATTCAAGACCCTGCACAACGCCCTGTATGCTCTGGGTAACGTGGACAACGAGCAGGTTGCACAACAGGTCGAAATTATCCGTGGCGCTCTCAAGGGTGCATACGAGCAGGACGATGCAGCCTTCGACCGCAAGCATTCGCATTATAGCGATGTTCGTAAGGACTTGGGTCTTGATGCGATCTGGTCTATGTATGAGATCGATAACCTCAATGAGCGTCATCCGTTTCCCAGTGATGCGTTTGTAGTCTACAAGAATCATTGGGGCGAGAACAAGCAGGTACATTGCGCAGTTTACGGTGGTACTTGGGCGGCTGTGTATGTAGCGGCTAATGCTTGCATCCGTGACTCAGGCGACGATCATCATGTGTTCGTTGAAAATTTCGAATTGAAGAACGGTAACGAACTTCATATGACAACTGGTTCTTAATCAAGGATTTAATATGCGTGAAGGTTATGGCATCTGCCCGGTCTGTAATGGTACTAAGGAAGTACTATTGACTGAGGGTGAAAAGCGATATAGTTGGAACAAGGATAAGACACATCGTAATTGTCACAATTGCGGTAGTCAGTACATGTACGGTACTCCCCGCGGCGAGGTTCGGTTGAACAAGGAAGGCGTTCCTTGTACACACAAGTATAGTAAAAGGACTATTGGTCGGTGCTTGACCGAATACACTTGCGAAAATTGTGGTGACCGTTATGAAATTGATAGCGGAGATTAAGGCTTGACATTTGATTAGTTTGGGCATATAATACATGTATAGACTGAGAAAACGGAGATACGAAATGAACACTGCACAAATCATTCTCTCGCAAATCAAGACGATTGACCCGATGGCGATGTTTGCTTGGGGTGCTAAGGACCTGATCAACATGGGTGACGGTCTCAAGTTCAAGACTTCGGGTATGACTCCGTACAAGGGCTATGTGTACATCAAGTACAACGCAGGACGTGACCTCTACGAGATTCAATTCTTCCGCTTCCGTAAGATGGAAGTCAAGATGGACAAGATTGTGGAAGATGTGTATGCCGAAGATA